TCAAAATCACTCAAGCAAGCCAAGGTGACGACATGACCACAGGGAAAACACGATTCATCACCGTCTACGCCCAACCATACGGAAGGAGCACACTATGAGCCTACACGTCACAATCAATAAAGGCGTGTACGAGCAAGGCCGTCAAGTCATGCGCAATGGATTAGCCCACATGCTCACCGACATACACAAGGACGCTGTAACCAACGCTCCAATCGGCAAAGCACCCGAAGACAAACACCCCGGACTATTGAAAGACTCAGGACGTTTCAAACTCCAAAGCATGAAAGGCTATGTCTCCTTCGGTGGCGGCAGAGTCCCATACGCCAAACGACGAGAATACGAAAACCATCGACACCCCGGCACAAGATTCTACCTGCATCGTGCAGTAGCTAAAGCCCAAGCCCACGCGGACAATTACTTCCAAAGGATACTAAAATGATTGAACTGGCAGTAGCATTAGACCTAGCAGAACACGGCTTCGGCACCTATGGGGAAACCATCTTCGTAAACGAAAGCCCCATATTAGACACTGGCGCAGTCAGCAGTAAAGATGGCATATGGATAACCTCAACCACAGTAAGCAACGGCAACGGGCATTATACTGACCAACTCACCATAAGCACACGCTTCTACGATGTAATCCGACAAGGCGAATACCTACTAAAACTCATGGAATACATCAACACACAGTTGGTAGACCAATGCACGCTAAGCTGTCAACCCGAAAGCCCAATAGTGTACGAGAAGTTAAACATAAGCCCAGCAAGCAGTATAGACCTAGACGCAGTAGACAATGAAGGCCACTACGTGAAAAGCATCCACTTCACTATCACCTACCCACTCCCAGATTTAAGTGGGGTAAAAGTGATAAACTAGAAAGCAAGCAGAAAACGATAATCATTCTCAATAAGGAGTAACACAATATGGCTACCACAGACTATAGTCTAATCGGCAAGAAAACCGTATACATCGGGCAAGAAGAATTCGCACCCGAACTCGTCGGCTCCGATGGTATCACCATCACACTCACCCCAAACACGGTGGACGTGGAAAGTCAAGCCGGAACTATTAGTATTCCTACCGGCACCTATAGCGAAATCAGTGCCACTATTCCACTCATCATTCCGAACATGGCAGTGCTTGGCCGCATCTTCCCAAGTCTCGCAACCAAGGGCACGGCAGGAACCAAGGTCACGTTCGGCGCTGGAGAATGCTCCGCAATCACTAGCGAGCCTATCGTAATTCACAACACGTGCGATACGGATAGCACTAACGACGTGTATATCCCCGCCGCTCTAATTCAAAACGGTGGCGAGTTCACTATCGGTAGCACGAGTGACCCGGTGACTATCGAACTGAACGTTACCATGCTCCCGGACGAGAAGGGTTACGTTAACTTCGGTTGCAGTGACCCGTCTAAGCGTACCAAGTATGACCCGGAACAGCAACAGTACGTTGACGTGGCGGACTCGACAAAAGCCAACACCGTCCAGAAGTAAGGAGCCTAAACCATGTCTGAAATCGTCACTATCGATACTCGCGAACAAACCGAGGAACACACCTTCAAACTGATTACCTCCAATAATCCAGAAGGCACCGTGTTCACTGTGAATCCTATGGGTGCGGGCACTTACCTGAAGTTCATGGACAAGGTGAAAACGCTTCAGGCGTTGAACGCTCAGGACATGAGTAGTAAGCAATTGTTGAAGATTCAAAACGACTTGTGCAATCTGCTTATCCCGCTCGTCTCCCCGACCGACGAGTTTAAAACGTGGGCTGAGGAAGCGGAACAGAAATACCCGCTAGCATATCAGGCGGTTATGCGGCAGATTATGCGTTTCGTTTTCGGTAAAACGTATTTCTAACGGGGGTAGTCAATGACGGTGCATAAGGTCATTGACGATTTTACGCCGGAGCAGTTAGCGAAGCTTAAAGCCATGCGGCAGGCTGAAAGCAAGTCTAAGGCTTCGGCGTTTTTTCGTGATGATGAACTACTACTGGCCGAGTTCGGCAAATATTACGGTTGGCAGGCTGTCCGAGACGTGCTAGCTGACGAGGTGAGTTACGAGACTTTCATAGCCTTACTTAACGCTGGGCGGAGTCTCGCAATCCGGGAACGCATACTACACGTGAATGACATGTATGTTGCGGTTGGTGCGTCGCAAGCCAAAAAGGGAGACAAAGTGTTGAAACAATATGTGAAGCAGTTGGAACGGAGTATGTGATATGGCGCAAGCGGGTGAGATTCGTTTCGATGCCGTTATCGACACGAGCGGCTACGAAAAAGGTGTGAAGGACATCCAGAACGCTACCGACGAGATTAAAGAATCAGCGGAGCAGGCGGACAAGGCCACCGAAGATGTTGGCAAGAACGGTGGTAAGAACGCGCAAAGTATTAAGGACGCGTTCAGTAAAACGTTCGACGGGATTAGTGACCTTGCGGACGGATTAGGCTTGAGTCTGCCTAGCAAGCTTGTGAAAGTCGCGAGTATTGGTGGCGCTCTTGCCGCTGTGGGTGGCGTGTTCAAAACCGGTATTGACTCGGCGATTAGTCAGATTGATGTGCAAGGCACTTTGGACGCCCAACTGGGTAAGGGTAGTGTGGCCGCTCAAAACGCTGGCAAGGTGGCGGGCGAACTCTACCGACAAGGCTGGGGTGAGAGTTTGGAAGACGTGGCTAATGTCGCGTCTAATGTCAGTCAGGTGATTCGTGGTATCGGTGATGGTGATTTAAACACTGTCACGAAGGCTACGGAAGTGTGGGCTCAAACGTTTGACGCGGACGCGGGTGAGAGCGTACGTGGTGTGAAAGTCCTTATGGAAAAATTCGGTTTGAGCGCTCAGGATGCTACCGACCTTATGACCAAGGGTATGCAGAATGGTCTGAACTATACGGACGAACTCGCTGATAATCTTAGCGAGTATGGTGGCCGGTGGGCTGAAGCCGGTACGTCCGCGCAAGAATATTTCTCACTGCTTCAGGCTGGCGTGGATAGTGGCGCCTACCAATTGGACAAGGTGGGAGACTTCCTTAATGAGTTCCTTACCTCTCTGACGGACGGGCGTATGGAGCAGAGTATTGGAGAGTTTTCGAAGGGTACTCAGGACGTTTTCAATAGTTTCAAGGACGGTAAGGCCACTGCGGAAGACGTGTTGAATGCGGTTATTGGTGAGATGGGCACCATGACCGACAAAACCAAGGAAGCCAGTCTAGCTTCAACGCTTTGGTCTAGCCTTGGCGAGGATAATGCGCTTGGTATGATTGAAGCTCTCGGCAACGTGCCGAACAGTTATGAAAATATCAAGGGTGCTACAGACGAAGCCGCAGACAGCACAATGAGCATCGGTCAACAGTGGGAAGCGTTCAAACGTACCATGAGTGGCACGTTGGGTGACGCGTTCACACCATTTGTTAAGGGCTTCTTAGACGGTTTGACTGATATGACGAAGAAGTTTACCGACTTCGTTAATAACACTGATTGGAGTGGGTTAGCCAATATTCTGGGTAGTGTTGGTAGTGTTGTCGGCAAGGCGTTCGAAGCAGTCGGCAATTCAATCCAGCCAGCGCTTGACCTCCTGAAAGCATTTTCCGATTGGTTTAGTGCGAATAGTACGTGGATTGTTTCAACACTTGTTGGTATCGGCGCCGGTTTTGCCGTGTTCAAGACAGCGCAAATCATTAGTACCGTGGTCGGTTTTCTTCAGTCGTTCAGTCTTGCGGAGACTGCCGCCACAGTAGCGCAATGGTTGTTTAACGCGGCTATGGCGGCTAATCCGATGGTGTTGGTTATCACGCTATTGGCGGCGCTCGTAGCTGGTTTGGTTTACTTTTTCACACAGACTGACGCGGGTAAACAAGCATGGCAGGACTTCTGCCAGACCATGCAAGACTTGTGGCAAAATCTGTGCGACTTCTTCCAAAACATTTGGGATAACATTACTAAGTTTTTCACCGACGCTGGGACGAACATTCAAAACGCGTGGAACGCTGTCACAGATTGGTTTAGCGGTATCCCCGGCAGAATCAAGGGTTTCTTCAACGATATTGGCGCATGGTTCGGTAGTAAGTTCCAAGAAGTCAAGGATGCGATTGTGAACAGATTCAATGAGGCTGTGGGGTTCATCACGGGTATTCCCGGCAGAATCAGGGATTGTTTCAATGGCGCGGTGAATTGGCTTAAGGATGCTGGCGGTAATATCGTTCGCGGCTTGTGGAATGGTATTAGTGACATGTTTAACTGGGTGCGTAATAATATTCTTGGCTTCGGTGGGAATATCGTCAAGTGGGCTAAGCAAGCGTTGGGTATTCACTCCCCGTCGCGAGTCATGGCCGAAGAGGTTGGCAAGTATATTCCGTCCGGTATCGAAATGGGTATCAAGGCTAACACTAGTGGTTTGATGGACTCGTTGGACTCGTTGAGTTTGGATATGGTTGACGCGGTTAAGGTACCGACTACTACTACTGGCTCACTGCCGGTGTTTGATGCTTCTTCGAGTGGTGTCACGTCCGCATTGCCGTCCACTAATATTGTGATTGAGAAAATGCAGGTGCGTTCTGATAATGATATTCGTCTGATTGCTCAGGAATTGAACCGTTTGCAACGTCGTGACTTGAAGAGGGTGTGAAATTGAGAATCGTTTTCAATAACACTGATTTGGCTACCGTCCTACCTGATACCGTGCTTTATATTGGTAACGTTACGGGGCGTGAGTTCGTAAGCCCGGACGTTACCACGGTAGCATATAAGGGTGCGCACGGTAGCCGATTCGTCGGCAATCGTTATCCCGCGCGTGATATTCATGTGGAAGTAACCGTTATCGGATATTGCTTTCAGATGATGCCATCTTACGCGTCTAAGCTTATGAGCGTGTTGGCTACCGACGTGCCCGCTAGTCTGTCTTTTTCCGACCAAGAGGGTACGTATCAGGCTATTGTTAGCGCGATTGACTTGGAAGAGCATGAGACTTACGCGCGCGGTACTATTACGTTCACGTGTCCTGACCCGTTCCGTCATGGTGTCGTGTATGATATTGATTTCGACACGCTCCAGACTGACACGTTGCATACTAATTACAATGTGGAACCGGTGTTGAATCTGGTCGTGAATAAGTCCGCCAACAATTTCAGCATGAATGTTAACGGCGACGTGCTCACCTTGGATATGCAAGTCGCTCAGGGTGACGTGATAGTGGTCAACAGTGAGACACGCACTGTCACCGTCAATAACAAGCTCACAGTATTGGAAACGTCCGGCACGTTCCCGAAATTGAAGCAGACTGGGAACACGATTAGGTTCTATCCTGAATGCGGCGGCAATGGTTCGTATACTGCGAGGTGGCTGTGATGCTGGCAGAAGACACTATTACCCTTGTGGGTTTGCAGGGGCATGAACTCCGCACGCTCAGCCCACGCGCGGAATGGACGTTTGACCAGCGGTCTGACTCTACTAATCAGCTCACCGTCACCGTTGGCACTGACGAAGCCACAGACGTTGTGGGTGACATGGAACTGTTGTTTCAACACCGTCGGTTCGTCATTAACGAAGTGAACCGCACGCGTGACACGGAGACGTGTGAAATTGTCGCGGATGAAGCGCAAGCTGAAATGGCTTCAATCGAGGTTGAGTCATTCCAAGTTGAAAAGGCGAAGTTGAGCGCGGCAGTCACGCAATTGTTGTCTAACACGCTTTGGACGGTTGGAACGATTGAGGATGATACGCGCACGATTTACGCCGACCTTCAAGGCAAAAAGGTCACGGAATTGTTGACGTGGTTGGCTAATCAGTCTAACCAAGTATTGTCTTTCGATTCCGCGCACCGTAAAGTCTCGTTTATCAAACGGGATTTAACACCTTCCGGTGTCGTGTTCAACTACGACATCAACATGTCCAATATTAAGAAGACTGAGACGCCGCCGACATGCACCGTCCTGCACCCTATCGGCGCCAATGGATTGACTGTGGCGAATGTGAATCATGGAAGTGAACTAGTTGAGGACTTCGGCTGGTACACGTCTTTGGGCATGAGTGAGAATGAGGCGCGTGCCCGGTTCACAAAACGGCAGGAATGGCAGGACGAACGTTACACCGTCGTGCAGAATCTACTGGATGATGCGAGGAAGAAACTCTCCGTGTCCGCCTATCCGGCGCTATCTTACGATTTAACAGCTGTTGACGGTATCAGTGATTTACGTTTGGGTCAGCAAGCGTACGTTTGGGATAATGTGCTTGACGTGCGCGTGTTGACAACGGTTAGTGTTATTCACACGTCCAGCGTTCACGATGACGATAGTGTGACTTTGGATTACGTGCCACCGTCCTTTACGATTGCGACGGATGATACTACCGGCGATACTACATCCACGACGGAGGCTAGCGTATTCCAAGCATTCAACGACACGGAATATGCGCTAGGTGATACGGCCACGCGAGTCCTGCCGTTGAGCATCAATGTTTACTCGGATACCATGCTTGAGTGCAATCTATGTCTAACAGTCAAAACCACGACTGCTGGACTGCTTGAAGGCTATTTTCTTTTGAACGGTGAGAAGGCGGGCCCGCGTATCATGCAGACATGCGCGGAAGGGTATGTCACTATCGGACTCCCATTCCTGATTACAAACGTTTCGAGCAATGACCAAACCACGCTTGACTTGTATCTTAAGCATGGTGGGGCTGGTAGTCTCGCTATCAATGACGCGCAAATTTATATTTCAGCTAAGGGCGCGTATGGTGGCATCACTAATGAGCGTCCTGACAGGCGCGTGGTTGACGTTGTGGAACGTTTTAAACGCGAATGGCGTAACGTTGAGGATACAACGTCTATCATATTCCCGGAACGTAACGACACTACTGTTGCTGAAACTGTGGAACGGTTTAAGACGGAGTGGCGTGAATCTGAAGACGTTGTTAATCCGATTGTGTGGCTTGAGGATAAGACGCTCACAATCACTAACGCCGAGGATGATGCCGTGTTTACGCTTATTCTGCCGGACAAGAGTCAACGTGAAATGTCTGCTGTTGTTGACGGGTCTACCTCGTTTGACTTGAGTACGCTTGGTTTGACTGGTTCGACTAAAATTGAGATAAAGGAACTTGACGTGAGTGTCACGGTGAAGCTTTGAAAGTGAGGGGAAATATTTTGAACGAGTCAGTGGAACGGTTGAATATCATGCCGCATGTGAAAGGTCACGTGGCTGTTGATGTGATGGAGGACGGGCGGATTGTAGACCATGCGGAGCATGATAATTATGTTAGCCCGTTCGTTTATGGCGCGTTACGCAAGTATGTAAACGCGTATTTCATGATGTTGCATGATGGGACGAACTTGTATCGGAATAGTTCTGGTTTCAACCAGTATGCGCTTAATAGTGCGTTTATCCTGACCGACTACGCGGGGCCTGTAAACACTCGGGAACGTGTGATTCACGGCACTCCACTGAGTTACGGTTATCATCAATACGTTTCGAATAATGTTAACGAGTGTAGCTTCAACCAAGACGAATCATATCGCAAGGCGAACTCGTTGCGTTTCGTGTTTGATTTTTCAACCTCGCAAGGGAACGGCACTTTCCAAAGTATTTATAGTGGCCCATCCGTAGATAATCCAAGTTATAAGGCTGGATACCAACTTTTGACAGATTTCAATGTTCGTTGGCAAGTGACTTACTGTGATGGCAAGATTTACACACCGGACACTGATAGTGTTATCGCCTTCACGGTTGATGATTGGATTACACGACTTAACGGTGATACGTGGAATAGGCAAGCCGTACAAGTGTCTGGTGCCGGTTTGGATGGTACGACAAGTTTAACCGCGTATAATCATTCCATTTATTGGGTTAACAGTCAGTCTGTTTGCAGTGCGCCGGTGTCTGACCTGACTGATGTGACAACGCACAATATTGGAGATTATTGCCGAGCGATTTCTTACTCCGCTATTCGTGACTCATTTTTCATCATTATTTCAAACACCGAGGTGCGAGAATATTCAACCTCGTTCGAGCTTAAAAAAACTTTCACAGGCAATTATGCTTATAATATTTCTGCCATGCCGGAGGAAAACAGTGTCCTAATCGGTAGTAGAGTATATGATATTGACGATAATGCTAACGTGTTGAAACCATGCACACGTTGGGAAGCATCACCGTTTCAATGCATGACGTTTATTAACGAATTCGCTTTAGCTTATGAAAACGTTTATACTGGATTGTATCTTGGCACCCAGTATTTCAGCCGTGCCAGATTGGACAAGCCAGTGACGAAGAACAGCAGGCAGACAATGAAAATCACTTACGATTTCAACATGCCCCCGATTGATTGGGAGAATTGATGGAGACGGCATTATTATGCGCCATTCTCGGCAGTCAGACGGTGACTATTCTCGTGCAATGGGTGTTAAGCAAAATCGATGCGAAACGCAACCCGTTACGCGAGGGTGTGAAAGAACTCTTGTTCTGTAAACTGAAACAGTTTGACGAACAGCGGGAGCATAACGGGTTCGTGCCAATTGCGGACAAGGAAACTGTTGAACGCGTCTACACCGCCTACCATGCTTTAGGTGGTAATGGTGTGGGAACTGAGATAACTAACAAGATTCGTACTTGCGCAAGCAGTAGGGAGTGAAAATGAAACAAAAGCCGAAACATAAGCGGTTTAAGCGGAGCATGGTCAGGCCGATTGCCGGTTTGGCGTTGAGTGCGACTATTATGCTTTCGCCTAGCGTGGCGTTGGCGAACATGAATGGAGTGGACGTGAGCGGATGGCAACCCGCAAACATCACGCGCACTATTCCTGCTGATTTCGCTATCGTCAAGGCCACCGAGGGTGTGGACTTCACTAACACTTCGTGGGTTAGCCAGATTACTGGCGCTATCGAAACTGGCAAGCTTCATGGGTTGTACCATTATGCGAATGGTGGTAACGCGATTGCTGAAGCCGACTATTTTGTAAATACGGTCGGTTCCTATGTTGGTCGTTCCATGCTCGTGTTGGACTGGGAGAGCTACCGTAACGCGTCGTGGGGTAATGGCGGTTGGGTGCGTCAATGGGTTAACCGCGTGCATGACCGGACTAGTGTCTGGCCTGTGGTTTATGTGCAAGCGTCCGCCGTGTGGCAGATTCCGCAAGACGTGCGCCAACATTGCATGCTGTGGAAGGCACAGTATGCGAGCAATGCCGTCACTGGCTATCAGTCTCAGCCGTGGAATGCTGGCAGTGCAGGTGAGGGCATGTTACAATACACGTCTCACGGTATGTTGAGTGGCTATAATGGTTTCCTTGACCTTGACTTGTTCTTCGGGGATAAGACCGCGTTTGGGCGTATTGCCTGTGGTGAGCGTAGTGGGTGCGTGCCTAATTCGTTCGCTAATACTGGCACCATAACGACGGTCAGGCATGACACACCGAACACCACACCTAACGGTGATGTGAATCAGATGGCAAATGATGTTATTGCCGGGAAATATGGCAATGGTGCGACACGCCGCGCCTTGCTGGGTGGCTATTATGATTCGGTCATGATGATTGTTAATAATCGTCTTGGGTGTGGTACGTCTCAATCGTCTGCGCAATGCGTTTACGTTCAGTCTGGTGACACGTTGAGTTCGATTGCATCACGCTATGGTGGTAGTTGGACTGAGTGGACGGGCTACCGTTCCGGCAATCCGAACATCATTTATGCGGGTGAGCGTGTCTGCCGTCGCAGTTCTAGCGTTTCCACTGGGGGAGCACGCCGTTACACTGTTCGGTCTGGTGACACGTTGAGCGGTATCGCTGCGCGATATAAGATTAACGTGGGTCAGATTAAGGGCTATCGTTCAGGCAATCCTAACGTGATTTACCCGGGTGAAACCTTGTATTGGTGATTGGAGTAAATTATGGATATTACTCAGGCTGAGACTATCGCGGTTGCTATTGTCGGTTTGGTTGCTCCAGTGTTCGTGCAGGTTGTTAAACCTGTTCTGCCGGATAACATGACCGCCTTGTTTAGTCTCGCGGTCAGTGTCGTGCTGGGCATGTTGGCTATCGCGGCTGTTGGCGGTTTCAACCACGGTTATACGTGGGGTGTTCTCCTTGTTGCTGTGGTGGGTGTGTCACAGACGGTTTACACTGCTGTTAATCAGGTGATGGGCGGCAAGCTTGGGAAAACGTTCGTTGACGAAAACGAGTTAGCCTAGTATAATGTGAGGTGCTGAAAGTTTTGGCGATTGACTTTTAGTGCTGTCATTGATAAAGCCGCACGGGTTCATCTTCTTCCCCGTGCGGCTTCTCCTTTTTTAAATGGTTTTCAACCCGTCCCACGTTTGAACTGGAATGTTTTCAGGTCTGGCGAAACCTGACACGATTAATCCCAGTCGTTCGGCTTCTTTCACGTTCTCATGTACCCACCCGTGGCAACCGGTTGTGCCTGACCCGCAGAGGGTTATGAGGTTTGGACTGGAATGCATTTCAGCGTATGGGTGCGAGCGTAGTCTACGGTGGTGGATGGAGTAGCCGAATGGTGTGTATCTCACGTCCCGCCCGCATCTCACGCACCGGTAGTGGTCGCGTTCCAACACGAGTTGACGTGTTTCTTCGGTCGGGTTTTTCTCTTTTGGCTTGCCTTCTTTCGCTAGCATTATTTCTCCGATTGCTCCATACAAAATTCTGCTAATTGCGCGAGTACAGTTCCAAACATGACGTAGCTGTCCTTGCTGAGGGTTGCGGCTTCCCCAATCGTGTAGGTTTGGTTTTCCTTATTGGTGGTGTAGCGTAGTTTTTCTTCCACCATTGAGTCGGCTAGTTCAACGCTGACATGCACGATAAATTCTGGCATTTTTTTCATTTTGTTTCCTCCCTTGGTTGGAATGATGCGACTTGTTCGCCTTCATCGTCAAAAATAGTTGCGGTTTCTCCGTGTTCCACTGTTTTTCTTGCCATGGCTACGGCTTGGCTGAATGTGACGCATACATAATCGACACCGTTGAATCTTACTGTATACATGTTTTATCCTTTTCGTTAGTTGTGTCCCGCCCTTGCGGGCGGGGCGGTTGTTTAAAGATATTTTATTTCTGCCTCGTAGACTGCGCACTGGTCTAATCCTTGATGCCATGTGAAATCGTCTACAAGACAGACTCGGCCGAACGTGAAATCTTCGTCGCGCTTGAGGATGTTGCGCATGTTTGCCAATTGGTTTTTAAATTCCACTGCTTCGCTGTGGAAATCGTAGACTTCTCCGGTTTCTTTTATTACGAGACGTTGTGTGCAGATGCGATAGCTGAGGTAGATGATTGCGGTGGTCATTTTGGTTTGTCCTTTCTTGTTTGGTTGGTAATTACATAATACACCACTTGGTTATGCGACACGCCGACGTTCGACAAACACGCCCCAGCACATAGGAATTTTCAGCGGCACCAACCGGGACACGCGATAGTCAGCGCCATAACGCACTTCAGCAAGCCGAGCAATAACCGCGTGCGCTCTCTCCCTTGCTTCGGCAATCCGCTTGTCATAGCCACGCTTGCGCTTCTGCCAACCGTCGCTAGTCCTCTCATATACCTCCCATACGACACCGTTTTCCGAATAATGAGACTGCACGCGATAATCGTAAGCGTCAACGTTCCTATATTTCACCATATCCCCCTTTTTAGTACATTTCCGCGATGTGTCGAGTGAACGCGCATACGCTGACTGCCGTCATATAGCCGCGTAATCCCGTCTTCCTCGCCATGAGAAGCCACACGGGGAAAGTGATGAATGGTGCGAGACACCAACCACATGTAGCGAGATTACGCAGACTGAAGGCTTGCAGTGCTTCGCGTCTCTGCCCCTTCGTTTCGTACTGCGTTTCGACTGTGTTGAGAGCGTCTAACCATACTCTGCGCGCATTCTTTAAGGACATGCCGAAACCGTCCGTTGTCTGGATGCAAGTATTGAGGTATCCGGCGACTAGTCCGGCCTGCACTGCCTTGTTCATTTCTTTGCTCCTTTGCGGTAGACGTAGAGTGCCGCCAGCATGCACGCGACACCGATAATATTGATGAAGTTCATGTTTTCGTTCGCGGATAATACGATTCCGAAGAGAAAGAGTATTGCCACGAAGCCGTCGTTTTTGTTCATTGCTGGTTCCTTTCGATTGGTGCCACGCCCTTGCGGGCGGGGCGGGGTGGTCATTCTCCGATGATTTCCGCAAACTTGCCGGTGAGCCACTTGAGGTATTCTTTTCTGGTGTTGAACTTGCCTTGTGCATGTTCGGTACCGTTCCACCATGCTCCCGTGGTGTTCTCGTTCCACCATGTTTCGACGTTCACCGTGCCGTCTTCGTTGGTGGTGGCCTTGATGTTGTATCCCTTGAAGCAGTTGGTTTCGGCGTTCATTTTGTTTGTCCTTTCTTTGTTTGGTAATTACATAATACACTACTTGTGTACACGACACGCCGAAAAATAAAAAAAAAGGGAATCTACAAAATTTCTTCGTAGATTCCCTGAATTTTCATCGACTGCAATACGCTAAGCACTGCACCTCAAGCGCATCCACATGACGGTAGCACACTCCATCAAACACGAAAAAAGGCGCGGTAGAATACTTGTGAGCCTTGCGCAAAGTCCAGTAACGACTGTTACCCGGCTGAACTACCATGAGAGCAACCATAACGCCCGTTTTCTTCTTGATTCGCACCACCATTTTTCGTAGTCCGTCAATCAATTCCCGGTGCTTGCATCCCGCGCAATCATCGAAAACCGCGTAAATGACACGTCTTGAAATGCTCACCAATCCACACCTCCCAGTTTTTGCAGTCCGTCAATAAGTGCCAATGTCTGCAATTCCTTTGTCTCCTGCGCTTCGATTTCACTTGCAACGCTCTGCCGTTCCACCGCGAACACCTCATGTTGCAGACTGCCATACACCCTATCATCTAACATGGTGAAATACACCGTGTGCAAGTCAGGGTTGACGACAAAATACTGAAGCACTTGAGACTGATACTGCTCCGGAATGAAGTCGAACTCACGACGCGATTCCAAAATCTCCGGGAACAGTTTGAGAGCCAACGACTGCAATTCATCACGCTGACTATCCGGAGTTTCCGAATCATTCAACAGCTGGAACACGCGGAACGGAACAACAGTCTGCAAATGGTATTTCGTTCCCAGACTTTTCGCCTCGAACGCGAACGTGGGATTATATCCCAGTCCGTTAATATCGATTTGCGGCTTGGCGTGAGCGTCAGGACTGACCGCAATACGGTCATCCACGTCACTTACCCACATTCCAATGTCGAATTCCACAATGTCGGTGGAAATGTCAAGTTTCTCGCACGCCATCATGATATTAGTATTTTCCAAACGGTGACCGCGTTCCATTGGCGGTTCTCCGTCCGGCTGTTCCGCAATCATGTCGGCGAGGAACTGCCAAAAATCGAGGTTGACTTTTAGTCGTTCGTTATCTCGTTTGGCTTGTTCGGCTTTCGCTCTGTATTCTTCGGCCTTTTCTTCAGTCTTTGCCTTGTCTGCCATGGCTTCGAGCTTGGCTACGTCCTTTTGGGCGTAATGTTCGAGCGCGAGTGGCCCGGCTTTGGTGCCCGTGATTTTACCAATTCGCGCGTCCAGCCATGCTTGAGTGTCCTGCGCTTGAGAAACGTTCAGAATCTTCATTTTAGTTTTCCTTTCTTACCGGTAATCCGTTTTCCGTTGTTGCGAGTATGTATGCTTTCAGTAGTGTGTCCGCTATTTTTTGCCGTCGTGCGGGCGGGATGCATCTGAATTTGGTTTCCCAGTGCGCGACTTGGCATTGGCGTACACCGTACATTTTTGCTATTTCACGTTGGCTGATGCCGAACGCGTTGCGCAAATATTTCAACAATTCGCTATCGTCCAAAGAGTCAAGATAAGTATTTCGACTGTTGACGGTGCGGAGATTGTTTTCGTGGTCGAGCGTGAATAGATTGCCGTTTTTTGACTGGATAAGGTAGGCGTAAACGTCTTCCTTGATTCGGTATTCTCGCTCTCCGGCGACGGTTTTGAATGTGATGGGAATGGCTCCCGGCCATAGTGTGAGTCTCATTTATCCTCTCCGGCAATCTCTTCATCATAGTGGACGTATGCGATTCCGTTGACAGTGTGGAATTGCCCTCGCACAACGCTTTTATAAATTGTCGGTTCGATTCCAGCCAAGTAGAGCAAGTCTAGTGCGTCTTCTCTTGAATTTGGGTAGATTGCGATTTGTGGCGTGTAGTCTTTTAATTCAATGTCTGGTGAGTCTTTAGCCACTTTGTCAAGCTTGGTTAGTGTCTCTTTGAGGAATATGACGTATTGGGCAAGGGTTATTGTATCTTCCATTATTGTTCCTTTCATTAGATGGTACCCCGCCCTTGCGGACGGGGCTGTGGTTTGGTTTAGAGTGCGTGTTCCTTGAGCAGTTCGGTGAATTCGTCGGAGTCTACCTGCTCATAATCGGTGTAGCCGTTCATGTCGCAGATGTCGCGGAGGTCTTTCGCGGCTCCGTAGGTATCCCAATCGCCATCATCATGCCCGCTGTTTTGAAGGTAGTTGACGATGTAGGTTTCTGCTGTGCTGAGGTTGATTTCCATTTTGTTTGTCCTTTCTTTGTTTGGTAATTACATAATACAACAGTTTTGGTTACGACACGCCGGACTAGAGATAATCCATGACAACGAAACCAATACCCGCCAAACCAATAAGGATGTTAGCCAATGCGAGAAGAATCATAAGACTATCCTCGCATTGAAATGCCACTCCCAAAGCGACAGCGGCCACAATCGTAAGCACTAAGAAGCCACAGAATATAGCAACCTTTTTCACTTATTGCCACCCTTGTTGATAGCCTGACGGAGAAGCATAACGTCATGCTCGGTCAAGTCATGAGGCTTACGCACCTCATGGCCGAACTGTGATGCCAGAGCGCTGACGTAGAAGCCCAGATTTGTTCCAGCGGCCTGAGCCATGTCGTTAAGTTCGTTGACTTCTTGTGCCGTGGCCTTACGTGGTTGCTTTGGGGTGGAATAGTCGCGCATGGCGGCACCGTCGTCGTCCTTGTCTGGGAAGATACCAAGGGCGGCGTAGAGGGAGTAGCGTCGCGCGTAGGTTACTGCGGAGCCGATTGCTTGAGGGTCGGGCACCACAATGAATGGGTAGTCGCCCACGTTCAGGGTTTTTTCGGCGTCGAAAATGATTGTTTCTACCGTTCCGTAGCTCACTTTGTCGCCTACCGCGCCCATGCGTACCACCTGCCGGAAGGCTAAATCATACTTGGCGAAAATAGGCTTGATGGTTTTGAGAATGGTAGCAAGATTAAGGTACTTGTAGGTGCGTTGTCCAGCGTTGGCTGTCAGGTCGGTGACGAAGTTGGGGACTTCGTTGAGGACTGCCATATATTTTTCTTCGAGTTTCATTATTGTTTCCTTTCATTAATGGTGCCCCACCCGCGTGGGCGGGGCTGGATGTCGTTTATAATGCGTTTTCGGGGAGGGTGTCGAGGTAATCTATCGCATCGTACATTCCTTCGGTGGTGTATGGAAAAAGCTTCTCATAGCAGTGACTAGAATAGTGTTGGCCGCGCTTGCGGTAATCCCTGCGAAGTTCTTCGTCGGTCTTGGCGACTTCCCAGTGAACGCGAATTACTCGATGTATGTTTCCCTTGCGGGTAGTGTACACGTCAAGATTTTTAGTGATGTAGAGCTTCTTCTTGGTGCCCATCATGTTATCGAAGATTTCGAAGAGGTTGAAGCGGAGGTTTTCGGTGGTCATTTTGGTTTGTCCTTTCTTAGTTGGTAATTACATAATACATCATTGTTGAGTGCGACACGCCGAACTAGGCAGAATCTCACCCAAACGACTCAACCCACGCGCGCTATCAAGCCCACGGAACCGTTTAGCGGACTGTGCGGCTTCATCGAGACTACGCCCGCTCAACCGATTCCGCCGATACTCCCAACTCGCCTCACCCTCAATGCCCAGTGCGCGCATTTCACGCGTAATGTCGGCTTCGGAAGGCTTATGGTCACGTTTCCACTTGGCCCAAAAGCTGTTAACGTCGGCTGGCATGAGATACGGCCGCTTCTTCGTATATTCCGGGCTTGCGAAAAATTGGCGTATGGCTTCTTTCGCCACGTCCAATCGCATGTCAGTGGCTAACGCTTCCATCCATGCGGCCACCTGCATATCGGTCACAAGACGGTTATCAAAGGCGCTGGCATAAGTTAGTAGTGCTTGCACTTGCAGTTTATTCATTTCTCGATTCCTTGAATTCAAGTTGCATTAATTTCACGACTTTCAACATGCCGTCCAAGTCACTTTTTCTAAGGTACAGCCAGAAGAGACCTTCCGCATAGGTGGTGGCTTGGCGGGCAAGGTCTAACATGTTGTCCATGTAGAGACAGCACTTACCCACTTGCGTGAGGTTGTGCGCGTCCAATGGTTTGCCATCGATTTGCAAGCGGCATTTCTCGCCATTGTCGATAGCCCTCTGTAGATACCATTCTGCTTTCTGCAAGTCTTCGAGGGGGCGCCCTTTTAGTCGGTACCGCCACACGTATTTTATGGCGTTGCCTACGCAAAAACTGTGATATTGCGCGACTTCAATGCATTCGCAAGGCTTCGTGTTGTCGGTGTAGTGTGCTGGATGATTAACGTTGTTCATGATTGCTTCCTTTCAAAATTGCGGTGTGATTGAGTCCAGAAAATCGTCAAGGTAAAGAATGAAGTCTTCTTGTGTTGAGTCGTGAAGTTGTGGCTGATAATCCGCGTGTAACCATTGAATGCCACTGGACATTTTCATCCACTTAATACCGGCAAGATACACGAGTATCGTATTGTGGACTTTATCAATCGTCCAGTCTGAGGGGGCCACAACATCCATCATGTAACTTTTAGATTGTGCTCCGCTTCTCTGCCGGTTTTCTAAGCCTTTCCAAGACAATATCCATACTCTGTAGCGTGCTATTTTTTGGTTGTCTTGTACTGTTAACGCTGTTTCGAAGATTGCCGTATCTTCTTGCTTGACGCAGATTGCGACGGAATGCATGTCGTATGGGGGTATATCGTTGAATAGTGTCAGCATTTTATTTTCCTTTCATTGGGTGCCCCGCTCTTGCGGGCGGGGCTAGTATAAGTATTTTCAGGCTTTGCGTTCGTAGACTTCCATGTTGTAGCCGCCATCGGTGGTGTAATCCGGCTTGAATTTGCCGAGCCGGTAGCCTCGTTTGAGCATTTCAAGTCGGAGGGTGAATAGGATGCCTCCCACACGGTTCAGGTTTTCAATGTCGAAGTTGATTCCGTTATCGATGTTGCGGACGTGTGCGGTTGCGTTTTCTTCGTCGATGATGACGTATGCGTCACAGATGTATTCGCCTTGGTTGTACGGCTGGAGTTTAACCATTTTAGATTCCTTTCTTATCGGTTGGTAATTACATAATACACCACTGTTGAGTACGACACGCCGGAAAACAGAAAATGCCCGCCGAAACAAATCAGCGGGCATAATGAGAATCATTATCAATAAGCGAACTTGACCGGCACTAGCGGGAACGCCCCAGCACCAAACGTCGAGACAACAAGAGGCCATGTAACATGCAACGCGGATAATCCATCGCTCCAAACACGGTTTAGCGGCTCAGTCCCATACTTTCCGTCATCAAGAGTAGGACGGCGCACACTCCAATCACCTGCTCCGTCACTGTAGAGCAGTGTGCCGGTCTGGGTGATGTAATAGCCCTCCTCCGTTGGCATTTCCTGCATTGTCCTCATATTTTCTGGGAAACGATAATTGAGTGCGTCTTGCAATGCTTTCATCTCGTTTTCATCCCGGAACCTTAGCACGACCTTCCACCCGTCTTCCGTCGTAGTGGCGGCCAAGTCTCGCAATGAGTTGATAACGATGGTTTCCGGATTAGTATACGCTGTGACCTTAATCATTTTTGTCCTTTCACTTGTAAATTGGGGTAACGCTCACATGAGTTAACGGAAATGCTTTGGCACCAAGCTTCTTGACTATCTTGAGCCAATCGGTCTCGTAATCCTCTTCGTTTTCCCCTAACACGTTCACTTGCGACGGGTGAGTGCATGGCTCCCCGTTATAGAATGCTCTGATACTCCAATCGCCTTCCGTATCCCTATATAGGAGCATCCCGGTACAAGTAAGATATAAGCCGTCTTCTTCTGGTTCCTTGAACTTACCTGCAAGCCTGATGTTTTCCGGGAATGTTTTATTTAATTCGTCTTGGAGTGCCATTAAATCTTCCGTTGAATAAAACTCAACATCTAGACACTTTGTAGGCTGTGAGTTCAGATTTTCGTTTATAGTCGCCGCTTTGACACCCTCGACGCGGAGGATGTTGACGCCATTCTCGTAAGCGTAACGGGATACTGTGATACTCATTTTTGTCCTTTCATTCTGAAAATGGGGTAATGTTTACACGAGTTAGTGGTAGTGCAACTTTAGTTAATTTTTCGATGACATTTTGCCATTTCTCGTTGATTAAATGTAAGTTGGTTGGGTCCCATGCCAAGTATGGTGTAGTTGAGTCTTTGAATCGTATGACGCTCCACCCCCATTCATCTTTTAAGAGAAGTATTCCAGTCTGGGAGAGGTAGTATCCTTCTTCTTTTGGTTCTTTGAATTTTTCGTCTATGGTGACGTTTTCGGGGAAAAGATTATTTAACTCGTTTTGGAATTCTTTCAAATCGTCCAAGTCTCTGAATTGCACTCGCACGAGGTTCGTGGAATTGCCTTTGCCTCGTTTTGCCCCGAAAATGGTCAGTGTTTCGCAGTCTGCGAATGATTGGTGTTTTACTTTTATTGGCATTTCATGTCCCTTTCGTTTGTTGGTTGTTTTACATTATCGATTATACATGATTACGGACGCGACACGCCGGACTCAATCTGGAAGCCGAAAAGGTCAGTCTGCTGTTCCATCGCCTGAGTGAGATTCTGCAAGTTCCTTTCCGCGTTCGTGGCGGGCTTGCGGGCTTGCGGAGGGTCGGGACGATATTCATCGTTCCACCTTTCCCCGTTGAGCCATGTTGCAAAATTGGGGATAAACCGCGTTTCCGTGTTGACGCATTGTGCGGCGAATGCCTGCACCTTGGACATGAGGAAAGCGCTGTTCACACCTACTTTTGCTTTACGCCATGCCTTGTACGCGGCCATCTTGGCTACATGCTTCGGGTAGATTGTCCACAGTTGTTCGAATGCGTTCGGGTATTCCTCGCGCTTGTGTGGCGTTGATTCCACCAGCGTGTGTTCGTGTGTGGGTTCTACCGTAGTAGTCGATTCTGGAGCTTGGTAAAGCGTTTTATCAAACGTATCAGGCTTAGAGAAATCAGGCTGGACATTGCGTTCTTCGGTGGTCACATGGTAGACGGTTGATTTACGCACGCCATTTGCCGCATATCTTGGCTCACGAGTAATAAGCCCTTTGGCCTCTAGCGATTTCAGCGCGGTATAGACGCTACGTTCTCCGCACATTGCTTCGGCGGCTATCGTGGCCACTGACGGGAAGCACTGCCCGTTATCGTCAGTGTGGTCTACGAGAACGATGTAGACGAGTTTTTCCAAAGTGTTATCAAAGTGCTTTCCTCTGATGACCCAGTGGCGCATAGCACAAAACCCTTGAATATCTTGCATAGATAACACTATAACACAAGATTGACGACGTTGCAAAATTTTTTTCTTTTAGTATTTTCTTTTTCTTACTATGGTTATACTTCCATTGGTTATTTTTACTATGGTTATACTTATCCCTGCATGTGGTGCAGGGTAGTACTGCATGTGGTGCAGGGTAGTACTGCATGTGGTGCAGGGTAGACATATAAGCGATATTTTCCATACTTTTGCGATACGGTTGCAATTTGTCGAAATGTCGTGTATGCTATGAGATATGACGAAATATTACACAGTGCGACAAGTCGCCGAACACTACGCAGTAACAACGCAAACCGTCCGCAGCCTTATCAAAGACGGTGAAATTCCAGCAATCAAGGTTAAAAGGGACTACCGTATCCCTGTCGAAGCCATAGAAGCTAAAGACCGAGCTGTATTTAAGGCGGCGTAAGTGAGTAGGTTGACTGCCGAAGGTGAAATTGAATGCGCATTGAAAGCGCACATCACCCAGATGCAGGACTACGACCTTACCCCACTGCAAGAGCAAATAGAGGCATTCCGAAAACCTAAACGGAAACGTCCACTAACCGCTCAACAACGCGAGCTTGAACGGGCACGTAAACGCCGATACTATCAAGCACACCGTGAGGAACGGTTACTGCATGACCGCGAACAATACGCGAGAATCAAAAAAGAATATCCCAGAAAATACGAGGAACGTTTAGCGCAGATACGCGAATACAAGCGTTCGAAACGATTGGAGCAAAACAAATGAACGACCCTATTCTGCTGATTGAACACGGTAGGCTTACCGGTGAGCCTGAATTGAAGACGACGAAGACGGGTAAGCAGATTCTGCAATTCACCGTGGCCGGTAATGGCTCGCATAAGGATAAGCAGACCGGCCAATATGTCGATGACTGCCAGATTTTTATCCGCTGTACCGAGTGGGATATTAACCGCGCGCAAGCCTTGCAAAAGGTATTGCACAAGGGTAGTGAGGTGCGTTTGGAGACCGCTTTCAATTACACTTGCGCGACGGATAATAACGGACAGCCGCGCGTGTATTTCGATGCTCGATTCCCGAAGATTACCGTGTATCCGCCCCGTCCGCCGAAGCCTCAGCAACAGCAGACGGCTAATAGTCCGTCCAATTTCGACGATTTCGGCAATAGTGACGCTTGGGGTGAAACCGCATTTTGAAAACCAAAACGTTAACGTTTAACGCGTATGGCATGACTCCCGCACCTAAAGGTAGTTACCGTTTCGTGCGGGGGCACGCCATCCCTATGAGCAAAAGAGAGAAGCCGTGGCGTAACCTCGTGTCCGACAATGCGCGTATTGCAATGACTCGGGAAAAGTTCACACAGTTTGACAAGGATGTGCCCGTGTCGGTGCGTATCACGTTTCTTATGCCGCGGCCTAAAACCGTGAAACGTCATATGCCTACCGTTCCGCCTGATATTGACAAGCTGTGCCGTGCCGTATTGGACGCCTTGACTGATGTGGGGGTGTGGGTGGATGATAGTCAGGTGGTTGACTTGGGAGCAACCAAAATCTACGCGTCCGGTATTCATATTGGCGCGCATATCACAGTGGAGGGACTGGCAAGTGAAGAAGCTTAAACAGAACATCGGCCATATCATTGGCAGTATCGCGGCCGTGCTAGTGCTGGTTGATTTTGCGTTGGTGATGCTTCTTGCTTGTATCATGCTGTTTCGACTCATTTTAAAGGTGTTAGGCTTATGAGCTTGACATGGAAACAGCTGGAAGCGTTGAGTATTCCGCATAATTCTACGCCGATTGACTTGAATGACCCTGAAATAAAAAGCATGATTGCGGAATGCCGTAAGCCGCATAGTGTGCAAATGGAATTGGAGGACTTTGACGATGGGTGTTAAAAAAGGAATGGTTAACAATCCGACAGGAAAAGGCGGTTTCGGGGACCATCCCGAGAACGCGTGCAATGGTAGGTGGAAGAAGGAAGACTCATACACCTACAACGTCAACCGGTATGGCCGCATGACCGATATTGAACTGCAAGAGGTCATATTGCAGGCTAAGGGTGGGGAGCTTACGCAATTCCAACGTGCCGCATTGCAAACCGTGTTGGACATGCAGAAGCGAGAAGGTTGGAAGAAGCTAGTTGACACTGTTGACCGCGTTGACGGCAAAGCGTTGCAACCGGTTGAACAGACAGTTAACGGCTATGTTCCACCAACCATTAATATTGAGTTCGTCAAGGGTGATGAAGATGAAGAATGATTTTTGGACTGTGCGCGAATGGCTTGAATTCGTCCAGCATCCAGCGGAAGACATGAGTTATGCCACTGTTCGTTTTGGCCGATTCATTTGGGATAATTGGCGACGTACGCGTGGCTCGAAGACTATCCGCATGGTGAGACGTAATATTAACGGTGTGCGGTCTGGATTGATGAAAGCATATCCGAGAGTAGAGAAGGCGTATATACTCCGTCTATACATGATTTGGCGGGATAAGGAGAGTAGAAAATGAGTCTGCAAATTATCGAAATGAAGGTTGCTGACCTCGTGCCGTATGCCATGAATGCTAAACAGCATCCAGCCGAGCAGGTGGCGCAGATAGCGGCCAGTATTGAAGAGTTTGGTATGAATGACCCAGTGGCCGTGTGGCATGACGCGGACGGTGTGCCTATCATTGTGGAAGGGCATGGCCGAGTGTTGGCCTTGCAGAAGCTTAAGCGTAAGACGTGTCCAGTTATTTGTCTGGATGATTTGTCTGACGCTCAACGTCGCGCCTATACGCTTGTCCATAATCAGCTGACACTTAATTCCGGGTTCGATATAGATATGCTTAACAGCGAATTAGCCCAGATTAAAACCGATTTACCCTCGCTTGATATGGGCCAATTCGATTTACGGATTAACGATGATACGCCGGATAACGTTTATACTGCTAAAATCGATACGCCGGTGTATACACCACAATCCGATACCCCACCCGCTCTCTCCGCGCTATATGACCATTCTAAGACCGATGAACTTTTAACGTATATTAAAGCTAACATTAAAGATACTAAGTTGCGAAAATTCTTAACGCACGCGGCTTACCGGTTCACAGTCTTTAACTACGACCAAATAGCTGAATATTATTCACACCTACCACAAAACGAACGGAAGATTTTCGAAAAACTAGCCCTCGTTATCGTCGATTACGATAATGCTATTGAAAATGGGTTTATTAAAATGACCAAGACTCTACAAGCGTTAGCAGAGGAAGCGTTAACCAATGAGGAATAGTGCTGTTTTTATTCTCACTCGTAAACGTCCGTTTAATCAAAAAACATTTAAGACACTTAAACGACAACACTATACCGGTAAAACGTATTTTCTTTTAGACGATACTGACCCAACAATATCCGACTATATTCATGAATACGGCGAACAAAACGTTAAAATATTCAACCGTGGAAAGGTAGCCGAATATACCGATAGTATGGACAATTTCACTCCGCGTACCGGCATCCTCTACCCTCGTCAATATTCCTACGAATTAGCGCGTGATTTAGGAATTGATTATTTTCTTCAGCTCGATGACGATTATACGAGTTTTCAATATCGTTTCCCGTCCAACGGAAAACTTAAAGGGAGAGAATATTCCGACCTTGACAGAGTCTTTGAGACTTATTACGAAGCGTTGGATGATATACAGCTTTTAACCTGTGTTGCTTTCGCTCAAGGTGGTGACCTTGTTGGTGGGCAGATTAGGAATCCGTTTAAACGTAAGGCGATGAACGGTATTTTCTGCAAGACAGATAGAATATGGGAGTTTAAGGGTACTATCAACGAAGACGTTAACGGTTACACGACGAACCAGCAAACCGGCGCATTATGTATGACTTATTTAAATTCCATGCTTGTTCAAACGCAAACGCAGTCAGCTTGCGGCGGGATGACTGATATTTACGTTGATAGTGGTACGTATGTCAAAAGTTTTTACAGTGTTATTGCTAATCCTGCGGCGGTTAAGGTTAGCGTATTATGTGATTATAGTGCCGATATTCCACGACCCCGGTTCCACCATAATTGTGCTCAAAATCATTACGCACCGAAGATTATACCTTCGGCGTGTTTGCCTGTCTGATGTGGTATATTATTTCTTGGCAAGAAAAGAAATTGAGCCATCTATCTATATATATAATTTAATTCCCGTCTAGCATTCCCTTTCATTTTGCGTTAGACGGGGCTGGAACGTTGCGCGAGTGGTTTAAGCGGGCACCCTGCTAAGGTGCTAACTGGCAACGGTTCGGGGGTTCGAATCCCTCACGTTCCGCAACCCTAACGTTAGCCTAGGATAAGCGTTAGGCGGTTGAGTACACTACTCTTGCAGTGACTCAGACGAAATATAAAAGGGCGGCTAGCGAGCATGGTCGATAGTGAGGTAACATGTGCTCTCCGGTCAACGGTTGGCGGTCGATAGGATTGCGGCGGTAGCCCGCTAAAGTCCAAGCTAACCAATTTTCCCGTGGTGTAATAGGTAGCACGGCAGTCTTTGGAACTGCTTGTTTTGGTTCGAGTCCAGACGGGAGAGCGGAACATAATAGGAGCATGCGCCTATTATGTCATTGCTTGGGCTGTAGTTCAGTGGACAGAACGGGACGTGGCTATTTGTCGTGTCGCAACATGACTAAGTGTCACGTCTATATGTCGCGGGTTCGAGTCCCGTCAGCCCCCGAGCCGAGCGCCTATGAACATTATTGGCATGAGAGATAATGGAATGCGCCGAAATGCTCCCAGTCTGAAGCACTGGCTGGCATGAGATTGCAACTTATGCGTGTGATAATCTCATGGCATGTAAAGTAAAATTACAGCCCCTCTAATCGCGCGACTAGAGGGGCGTTTCCATGCCAATTACTAGAATACGTTGTATGAAGATTCCTGATGATTATTCTAGTCTTTTCTGGTGGACTCACTCACTTACACCGCCCGCCCGCTATTTCGTTTTCGAGGGTGGCCGTAGTTCAGGCAAAACCACGACCATATGTCAGTCGTTAGTGTTGCGTGGAGCTGTCAAGTCTATTCGAGTCTTGTGCGCTCGTGAGTTCCAAAACTCGATTAATGAATCAGTGAAGAAGAGTCTTGAGGACTCTATACGCATGTTAGACCTTGGCGGATACACTATCACGAAAGACTCGATAGAGCACGAAAATGGGACTAGTTTCGTTTTCAAGGGCTTGCATAATGACCCCGAAACCACTGTCAAAGGTTTGGAGGGTATTGACGTTTGTTTTATCGATGAAGCGCAATTTATTTCCAAGCATTCACTGGATATTCTTCTGCCGACTATCCGCAAGGAAAACAGTACAGTCATTTTTGCCATGAATCCTCTGACACCGAAAGACGAGGTTATGGAGCGGTTCGTATGGAATGCTAACGAGCAGGTGAAAGCGCGAACCATCCACAGGCACGTCACCTATCGTACTGCGCTCAAGGCTGGACTACTGCCGCGGGAAGTGTTGCAACAAGTGCAGGAGGCTAAAGGGTCTCCCGACTTCGCGCACATCTGGGAGGGCAAGCCGACCGATAACGTGCTTAACCGCATCATGTCGTGGCAACAATTGCAGTCCGCAGAAACCACCATCATGCCTGACGGTGGCATAACCTTTGGTGTTGACGTTGCACGACTTGGAGCCGACAGGACAGCCGTAGCAGTCAATAGGGGCGGCACTATTATCGATTTAGTCAGTTGGAACCACACGCGTTTAACGGACTCGGCGCAGACCATTAGACAACTGGCAGACCGATACAATCCAGTCGCCATTAATATTGATGACTGTGGTGTTGGCGGTGGTCTAACCGACATGCTTATTGCTGACGGATTACCCATTCAGCCGATTAATTCCGCGTCACGAGCTAAAGACAACACGAAATATCCCAACATCAATAGCGAAATGTGGTTTACTTTCGCTGAGAAACTAGTAGCCGGTGACATACATTTCATTCATTCACTGCCTGATAAAAACGACTTGTTCGAAGAATTAAGCACGCGTGAATGGAAACTCACGACGAAGAATCAACGCCAAGTGCAAGCGAAAGCGGATTACAAGGCGGCAAATAATGTTGGCTCACCTGACCTTGCGGACGCGGTTTTATTGAGCGTGTACACGCCGGTTAAGTTGACAAGTTGGGATGTTGAAGTATTATAGATAGAGCCGGTAAAGCTTTGTCCTTTTTCTTTACCGGTGGTTGGTTGACTGGGATAAGCCCTCGCAGTGATTGCGGGGGCTTCCTAGTATAATGAGAACCGTTATCAATAAGCCTATTGAAAGACGGTAACATTGTCTAAACTCGGATATAAAATCAGAAGTTTCTTTACCCGTCCAACGTCCCCAGCATTGACTGAAGGATGGACTAGGGTTAGCGGCAGTGGAACGCAGGTAATTCCACCTTATGATGCGTACGCGCAGATTTTCCCATATTCCAACGCGATTGCGGGACGTTTCGCCACTATCATCCCCTACGCTGTTGACGCTCAAGGCGAGCGTATCAACCCGGCACCTCCCGCGCTCAAAGCATTGTACGCGCCTAATGACCAATTCTCGTGCCTTGAATTCCTGAAATTCATCGCCAATAGTATTCTCACCCAGTCGCATCTTGACATTCTGGTGTGGACGAATCAAGGAGGCTACATTCAACCGGGCGGCGAGATTACGCCGGACAATATCGCGGGCTATACGTTCCTCCCACAAGATAGCAGACAGTGGGATAGCAGTCACACGACTTGGACGCATCGCGTCACCATGACCATTAACGGACGTTTGGAAACTCGTACTTTTACTCGTAATGAGACTATTGCACTCAGCTATTCCACACATCCGCTTGACCCGTCGCGTGGCATCAGTCCCGCGCAGACAATCCGCAAGTGGGCAAACGTCGATGACATGATAGCGGATTACGAGCGTGGCTTCTTCGCCAACGGCGCTGTCCCAGCTGGCATGATGGGCATTGTGTCCGCTACCGCCGACGATTTCACACGCACAAAAAATCAGCTTGAACAGGCGTTCCAAGGCGCCGGACACAATAACGGCGTGGTCTATAACATGATTCCGGTAGACCCCCTGAGCGGTAAACCGTCAGATACCGGTAAATTGGTGTGGGTACCTTTCCAACAGGCCAATAATTCGCTCGACTTGTCCAGTCTTAACGACGTGGTAAACACTCGGCTTGCAAGCGCCCTCGCGGTGCCGGATATTGTGCGCGGTATCGATAATGGACAGACCTATGCCAATGCCGAGCAGGCCGAACGAGCCTTTATCGAAAATACCTTGAAACCGCTCTGCATGACGGTGTGGGACAAATTTCAGTTCGAGCTTGACCGAATCACGGGTGGGCTTGGATACGGCATAAATTTCACCCTCGATATTCCGGCACAGACTGATGTGCGCAAGGTGCAGGCCGACACTCAGGCAGTGCAGGTCGATACGCTTATCAAGCTTATCAATGCGGGGGCGAGCGTTGAAACTGCTGTGAAGGCATTGCGTTTGCCCGAAGAATATAGTGCGTTGGAACTGGAACCGGCTACACCGTCTCTTTTCGTGAAGCCGGAAGCCCCGCAGATTGTGCCACAGATTCAGGCCTCGAAAGATGATGCCGTTAAGACGGAACCGGTAAAACCGGACGTTGAAGAATCAACCGTAAGTAAGGCATCTAAGCTAGTCCGCAAGTTCTACCGTGACTTGATTGACCTTAATCTAGCGGCGCATAGTTTTGCTAAGACTGACGTGGATAGTGTGGAAATTCAAGCCGAACTCGTTGATGGTCTTTTCTCGGTCTACGAGCCGCAAATAGTCGCATACGCCAACTCCACAGGCAAGACGATTATTCAAGCCATGCAGGAATTGGCTAAGACTAATCCGGATATTGCCAAAATTTTGGACGCTTGGACGCCCTCGCAGATTGCCCAACTTGTCGGCTGGGAGACTCTGCCGGAAAGCTTCGAGAAGGCGTACAGAAAGAAGTTGACCAAGACTGTGACCGCTGTGACCGGTACCGCAAATAAGAGTATCACCAAGATTATCACGCAAGGCATCAAGGATAAGCTAGATTACAAGGAACTTGTACACCAATTGTCCGGGTTGCTTGACGATGACCGTGCCGAACTCTTGGCCGGTAATGAACTGCGGAATGCGGAACGCCTAGGAAACCTCTATTCCGCGCAGAATCTCAGCAAGAAAACCGGCGTGACCTTGAAAAAGGTTTGGCATACTAGCGGTCTTGACGCTGGCAGTGAGCAAAAACCGTGCCCGTTCTGTGAGCATATGAATGGCAAGGTGGTCGGCCTTGCGGAAAGCTTCATGGCCGAAGGGGATTCCGTGGATATTGACGGGGAAACCTTCACCAATGATTACGTGAGCATGATTACGGCGGCGGCTCACCCGCGCTGTCGTTGCACGCAGACTTACGAGGTGGCGTGAAAATGGAAATCAAGTGCAAGAAGTGCGGAAGGTTCCTAGGCGAGACGGAGCATAGTATCCGCCTCATGCTCAAGTGTCCTAACTGCCGTGCCTATCTGCTTTATCACATCACCATGCTTAGTGAGAATCATTCTCATTAATAGTGTTAGAATCAGTGTAGAGCAATAAGCCCCGTAAGGACGCTCAAAACGTAAGGAAATAGGAATGCAACAGACGCTCACATGCGACGCGAACAATGTCAGCAGTGACGGCCACACGTTGACGTTCCTTGCCAACTCTGGCACGCGCATGACCAATGGCTACACGGTAGACTTGCACACCTTGCAAGCCCCCGTGAATGACGGCCAACTCAAGCTCGTAGCCGACCTGACAGAATCTGACAGGCTGACTTTGCCGCTACTGCTCGACCATATGCCGAGTATCACGGCTCAAGTCGGTATCATCGAGAAACTTTGGTTTGATGATGACGGATTAATGGCTCAGGCTCGACTAAGCGACAATGAGCAAGGCCGGAACGTGCAACAGTTGGCAAGTGAAGGAATGCTAACGAACTCTTTCAGCATCACAATCGACTTCGACAATGACCCCGACGAAAACGGTGTAATTCATAACGCCGAACTCGTCGAGATTAGCGTAGTCTATCGAGGTGCCGACAGTAAAGCCGTATTCCGCAGTCTAAACAATATCGAAGGAAAAATAATGGAACTCAAGAACAATCTCACCAAGGATGAAGCACAAACCTTGATTGACCAAATCACGGACGCTATCAATGGACTGACCGAAAAGAACGGCGACAACACCGAACCGGAAGAACCGGTACAGTCCAACGAGGCAGAAAACAGTAAGGAGGGTGACACCGTGGCTAATGGTCGAACCAACATCATCATCAACAGCGCGGGCAGTGCGCGTCAGTCTCTCGCCAAGACCAGTGACCCGCTGAAGGACTGGCTGAAGAGCGAGGACGCTACCAAGGCGTACGAGCAAGCATTGTGGCGTACCGATAATCAGGGCATGGAGGGCTTTAAGAATGCTTGGCGTGAGGAACTGGCACGTCACGCCTATTCCGACAACTCTTCCATCGATGAAGCTAGTGTTGGCAAGCTTGTCCCGACTTCGGTTATTACCGAGATTGAAGACGTACTCAACAAGGCTTCTGAGCTGTGGCCGCTGTATCGCAAGCTCGACGTTGACAGCTTCACCGTTGGCGCTCAGCTGGCAGGCTTGACCGATGACACTCGCGCCCACGGCTACAAGGTGGCAGACTATGGCACCTCGAAGAAGACGCAGAAGTTTAATCTTGTGGAACGTAAGCTTGCCGCCGATTTCGTGGTCAAGTATGCCGTGCTTAACAAGGGTGATATTCGTCGTACCGATAAGCCGGGCGCACTCGTGAAGTACCTGCTAGCTGAAATGCCGAACTATATTCTGCACGCTATCGACCGTCAGATTATTCTTGGCGGCTATACTGACCTTGATTTCTTCCGCTCCGTGCAGACCGATGCTAAGGACACTTCCAGCGAGTTCGCGGGCAAGAATTTCGTTCTGAGTGCGGCCGAGGGTACTCGTGCTAATCTCGTGCTCGATGTGGTTGGACTTGCATCCAAGATTACCGCAACCGGCACTAAGGTGCTCGTGCTCAGCCCTGATACCAAGGTGGATATTATCACTGCCGCAGATGGCATTGGCCGTCCGCTCGTCGGCTACGGCAACGATAACCTCGCCGCCTACCTTGGCGTGGATAAGGTTATCACGCCGGACTGGTGGACTGATGCGGATGACGCTAAGACCCGCGCCGTGATTATCGTGCCTGAAGCCTATGGCGTGGTCGGTGATACCTCTATCAGCGCTTTCACTAATTTTGCTCTGAAGACTAATGAGCAGGAATACCTGTCTGAAATCTTCGCTGGTGGCGCCTTGATGAAGGTTAAGAGTGCCGGTGTCCTGACTCCGAAGGCTGGCGACTGACGATAAGTGACGGGGGTAGGGTTACGACTCTACCCCCCCCCTCGTTTTTAAGGATTAGACATGACTAATATTTATGCTCGCATTTCTGACGGCGACGCTCCGAAAACTCAACAGGTCACACAAGTAAGCTTTGTTGACGACTCCGGTAAACACATTGATATTGGGGCAAGCGGCGAAATGGGTACTGTTTTGACCAAGCTACGCGCAATCACAGCACTTGCAAGTGATGCAGACCTAACTACGGTCATTGCTAAGGTTAACGAGATTCTGACAGCTGTAGCTAAGGAATAACAGACGGTAGAATAGGGGTATCACAATAGTGGTACCCCTTTTTCACATATTTGGAGGAAAAATGTCTTTTATCCCGATTGAGAATATTGGCGGTGAGAACGCTCGTAAATGGTTGCCGACTATACTGCCCGCATTGCAGAAACTTTTATGTGGCGCGATGGTGGCACAATCCACGAATGAGAAACCTGCCACCGTTGGAGAGGACGGCCATACTGTTGACTTGGGCGCATGGTATAAGGCAGTCGCATTCGTAAACATTAACGGTAAAATGGTGTCTTACACGTTCACCCCGACCACGGGTGACATGGATTACACTACCGGCCAAGTCGAACAAATGTACGGCAATACGCTCACCCTCGAAACCAAGGCACAGCCGGGCACTGTAGTAACCGTCGCAGGAACATACGGTTTCGACACCATCCCGGATAGTCTGCAAGCTGTGTTGTCAGGCATGGTCAGTGCAATGCAACGACATGCGGACGAAACGGATATAATCACCAGCAAGAGTATCGAAGACGTTAGCGTGTCCTACCAACGTAACACAGCCACCGACACGCTCACTCAAGCAATCCAACCATATCTAACCGTCATTAACATGTGGAGTCTCTGCGAGAAGCCGTTAGGCGTCGGAGGTATCGCAACACCCAACACACTGCCAGTAGTGCCGTATTGGATTGGGGACGGTGACGGTCTTGGATTGTAATCCATTCAAACTTTTTCCCGACCAAGTGGAAACCGTCGAACTATGGAAGTATGCGAGCAGTGAACGAAACAACAAGAAGCTGGCGGACGTACACGCGATAATCAAGCGTTCAACCAACTCGGACGCGTTCGGAGACTATGGGGTACGTATCGCCACTCGCCGATTCCATTTGCAAACCGAAGACATACCAGCAGACCTGCGAGACCCCGACATGCTATTAGACCTGATAGTCAAAACCAAAAACCGAGCGTTCAAAATCACTCAAGCAAGCCAAGGTGACGACATGACCACAGGGAAAACACGATT